CGTGAGCTTGTTTTATATCTTCACTATAGTTAGGTATACCACCTATTTCTCTTTCTGTTATAGATAGCTTCATATAAACCTTATCTGGTCTATTCATACTATAACCTCTGTAACCTCTTCTTTTGAAATGATATAATAATCTAGGTTTATTGTTTTCAGCTAATATTGGCATACCATAAAAAACACAAGCCATAAGCACATCTTCAAAAAATATTTCAGCAGTTTGTGGTCTAGCTATGTATTCTAAGAAAAATAAACTATTAGGTACTTTTTCCATTGAAAATTTAGTTAAACCGTGCAGTGAACCGTTAGAACCTCTTGAGTCAACTGTACCAGATATATCATATGGATCACATCCAAAAGCTCCACAATGTTCATTACCAGGGTATTTTAAACCATTTTTTAAAATAACTCTATTTTGTAGCTCTATAGGTGGAACCCATGTTACTAAAAACCTACCGTTTTTGTTAGGTACAAATAAAACACTACTGTCTTGTATTCCGTTTTGCCATTGAAAAGAACCTTTTGTAACTAATGATTCGTTTCTTACATCTTGATTATAATCTATTTGCTCATATATCTTTGTCAAATTAAACAAAGATTGTTTTGCTTCATCTCTAAAAGCGTGTTGCTCTGTTCTTGGGAATTGTCTGTAGAATTCATTTAAACCATCTTGGTCTTTTTTTAATCCATCTACTTCGTTTTGCCAATATTCTATTACACCTATTCTTATTCTTTTTCCTTGCGGACTAAATCTATCTTTTTTTGGATCTTCGAAGACAGGTAAGCCATAAGAATCAATGTATCCTTCGTAGTTCCATTCCATAGGTATGAACAGAGAATATAATCCTGAGCGAGTCTCTCCATTGGCGTTTCTTTCCTCAACATTTGAATCATAATATAATTTTTTAAAATTACTACCACCCTTATCTAAAGCGTTAGAGGTAGAACCCATCATACACTTACCTATTATTGTACCACCTAATCTTAATGTTGTTTTTGTAACTCTCCAGTTGTTGAGTATATTATTTGGCTTTTCCCATTTACCTGATTCATCGTGTACTAGAAGTTTAAGTTTTTCTCCATCATAGGAATTGTCACCTGTATTTTTCCAGTCGATGGTGGTGTCAAGCCCTGTGATTTCTGCAATGGCTTCATTGGATTCAAGTTTTCTTCTTGTGAATTTTGACGCGGGTACTCTGTACGCGAGCTCGGTTTTTGGTCTGTCCATACCGTCCTGGATTGGTTTGAAGAAGAAGGGATAGTTAACGGAAATTGGTACAACCTTATCTGTGAACATCTTTTTAGCATCGGGACCAGATTTGGACAGTATGCCGAACCGTGAATCCGTTGATATTGTCGCAAGGTTAACTGACTCAGCTGAGGACATAAATGAGAATCCGCTTCGACGGTTTTTAAGATAACACATTCCATAACACCTGTCATCTGCTTTGCAAGCTTCCCAGAATATGTAGAATAATCTGTTTGACTCCCTAAAGTCTGGCTGCCCAACGTCAATTTTGCTCCACTGCAAGTACATATAGTGAGTACCAGTAATGTAAGTAGCCACGTTTTTATTATTGAACCAAAAACCTTGTTCTCTTTTATTAAACTCATTATCGATGTAATCATACCATTTTTCTTTAAAATTAATAGAATACTCTTCCCAATCAAAAACAGATTTAATCTTTTTTAATTCTTTAGGATATTCAGTGTATTCCCATTTATTAGAAACAAACCCGTGAGGTTTTTCTGGTTTTTTAGGTAAAGCTATTTTTAAATTTTGTATTTCATATACTTCACCTACAGTTCCATCTTTGCTTATTACAATTATATCGTGCTCTTCATTATATCCATACTCCCATTTATTGTACCTATTCATTCTATTAAGAACTTTTGGTTTAATGTGGTTTTTTAATACTTTATATAAACTTTGAATATACATTACTTAGATCTACCTTCTGCAAAACCTTTAAAAGTTCTTTCTTCTTTAACTTCTTTAGGCTTATTATTTAATAAATTCTCTTCTTCCTCGATACGGCTTAATATTTCAAATGCATCAAATATAGCTAGTTTTTTAGTTGCAGCCGCGTTTTTTAATCTATCAGCAGAAATATCGTCGTCTGAATCAACAATAGCTTCCTTAGCAACCTTTATTAATTCCTCAACCGCTACGTGCCCAGCTTGGATTATATTCTTTTTCGTTTCCTTGGTATTCATATTTAATTACAATATCATTAGATTTCATACAATAAAGTCTTTGCCCTTCTATTAAAAACTCCCATTCACTATTTGGCGTATAACCAACAAGATCTCCAGATGTTATTTCTAGCGCGTTTAAAGAGCTATTGTCGTATTTTAATACACCAATAAGGTCTTTTTCTTTTTTGTTGCTAAACTGATCGTTATTAATTATAGGCATAACAAAACATCTATCACCGATAGACTTCCATGTTGAGTTATTTTTATATAAATATATTTGATCTAAAGCACAAAAATATAAATCTTCTTTAAAAAAAGATCTACTTTTTTTCTTAACACCTTTACTGTTATAAAAAGTTCTAAAAACATTTTGATGTATAACAACGGTATCACCTTTTTTTATACCAATATCAAATGCTAGAGGTGTTTCCACAACAATAGCAAGTCTATTAACAAATTTCCATCCTTCTATTTTTGTGTTTAAATATAACTCTTTATTTTTTATGTTTATTTTATTATTATATTTTTCACCTAAAGGTTTAACTATAAAGTCATATATACTTTTCATTAATACTGTAGATCATACTCAACTGATATAGCCATGTTAGAATTAAATTTCTTCCATGGCAATACCTCGTCTTTTTTCTTTATATGTATATTATAAGAATTATCTTGCTCTTCAAATATTATATGCGATATCTCGTGACCGCCATAAACTTGTTGACCAATAGAATAATGCATAGCGTCGTTTTTATAATCAGAACCTATGCTTATTTTTCTTATATTATTTTTCATCTTCTTCTACAATCTCTTCATATGTACCATCTTGTAAGTTAATATTTACTTGACCGTACTCTTCTTCTAGTCCTTTCTTTGTCTCTTCTATTTCTTTAGATAATAAAGATATTTGACCGTGAACGTTTTGTTTTTGAACATCTAAAACACCTATAGTTCTCAAAGCTTCCTGTAGCTTACCTTGTTGGTCTTGAACTGTCTTAAGTTGTTCTTCTGTAATTTTTTTTGTTAACTCTTTTACTTCACTCATAATTTGATTTTATTTGATTATTAATATTTATATAGTTACTTGTTTTGTTTTTATTTTCCTACTATAAAGTCACTTACTGTTACACCAGTGCCTGCCACAGCTGTAACGTAATCAACAACTACTGGAAGTATTGATCCAGATTGTAAACCTTTAAATTCTATTACTTGTGAATTACCTGGTAGTCTTACGCTTATTGATGCGTCAGCTGGCATTACACCGCAATATATTACAGATGAATTTAGGTTAGTACCTAATGTTCCACTTTGGTTTTCAAATGCCCAAGCTGGTCTAACGTCAATACTAGCTATCATAGCCGCCGTCAAAGGCATAGCTTGACTTATAGTAGAGTCTTGTATTTTAAATTGTCCCATTTTTAATCTTTTTTATTTGTTATTTTTTTTGCTTTTTCCCAAGTTCTACCAACAAAATAAGCACCGTAAACAGTTACTAATAATGTTTGAAATATTGGTATATATTCTTCTGCTATTTTAAACTCTCCTACATTACCGTGAAAAAAAGCGCAAGCAGTAAATATAACAGTTAAATATATAAGCACTAAAGGTCTTATGTTCTTTGACAATATACTGTCTGACTGCATGTCTGACTCCCATCTTTTAGTAACTTGCTCTTGAGCTTTATTATCTGCTTCTTCTAATATTTTTTGTATTTCTTTTTTTATTAAAAGCTTTTCTTCTTTAGTAGTAGTTAGTTTATCAATAACTTCACCAACCTCTTTTATAACGCTACCACTTAACCATTCCCATATTTTTTTCATAGTTATTTGCTTTTCATTGCTTTTAATATTGAATAATAAGTTTTACTCATAAAATAAGTATGTTGAGCTAAAGAATTAGCTTCTGTATTAATTGTTTTATAAGCACCGGTTGAACTCTTAGCGAGTTTAAGTTGATTTTCATGAACTTCATTCATTAAAGAAACATTTTTAACAGCGTCTTTAATTTGTTTAACATATTCTTTTTGAGCACTTATAATAACAGTAGGATCATATGGATCACTACTAATTATTTTATCTTCTTTTTTTTCAAAAGCAGAATAAGTAAAAACAATAGCTTCTGTTATCATACCTATGGTTAATAATAAAGAACCACCTTGCCAGTGTTGAATTTTAAACAAAGCTCCTAAAATAACGATTGCAGCTCCAATTCCATAAAGCATGTTTGTTGCACTTAAGTTTTTTAACATAATATTTGATTTAATTATTATAAAGATTCAATATATAATCTCTATGTAAATAATTACATATTAGTTAAGTTTATTACATTACTGTTGTTCTTGTTCTTGTTCTTTATTTTGCGAAAGCATAGCGCTGGCACCTATTATTGGAGCCACAGATAATGGTAATTTGTTTAGTGAGCTTGATAATTTTTTCATGTTTTCCATCGAGTCATCCATAAAATCAAAAATTCTATGAGCACTAACATTTGCAGTTGAGCCAGGGGCAATAGTAGCTTTGCTAATAACTGGGTTTGATTTAAAATGTTTTTTTGCTTTTAATAAAACATTTGGCGTTATGTTATCATATTCATGTTTCAAAAAACCACCATCTATTAGACTTTGCCTTAATTCACCTGCAAAAGCTAATGGTTCTTTTCCTGCAGAACCAGTTTGAAAATAATTATAATCAAACAACTGATCTCCTATAAATTTATCAGAAACTTCTATATAATCATCTAAGGCTTGTTGACCTTTGCGATACCCTTGCATAGAATATCCCTTTTCGCTTCCCATAGCGTGAACATCTCTAGCTTCTATAAGGTCTTGAACAGTTTGTTCGTATTTTTTTATAGCTTTAT